GTATAAGGTGTAAAAAAATCTGAGCTGAAAGTTGTAGGTAATCGCTAGTCCTACATCCCCAAAATTTCTAACATTTTAAAAAAGAGGCTCACGATTTTTAGTTTCCACTATACTACAAACTTAAAAACACGAGTCTCTTTTTTTATTTTAAAAAAGTGAAAAAAAATTGATTTTAGTCAAGTGAGGTTATACTTATTTATGTATCAAGGTTACACTTGATTAAACAATAACAAATGAATAATAATAATAGGAGATTACTAAATGGACTTAACCGCAATCCGTAAACGTCTTGGTCAACTTCAGACCACAAACAATCGTACTTCAAGTCTTTGGAAACCACAACCAGGTAAAACACAAATTAGAATTGTGCCTTATGAATTCAATAAGGACAATCCTTTTATCGAGTTGTTTTTTCATTACAATTTAAATAATCGTTCTTACTTATCACCAATCAGTTTTGGTCGTCCTGACCCGATTGAGGAGTTTGCACAAAAACTTCGTGCAAGTGGTAACAAAGAAGATTACCAACTTTCTCGTAAATTGGAAGCAAAAATGAGAACTTTTGCACCAGTTATCGTTAGAGGTGAGGAGAAACAAGGAGTGAAATTTTGGGGATTTGGTAAAACTGTTTACCAAGAACTTCTTTCAATCATTGCAGATCCTGACTATGGTGATATCACAGATCCTGTAAATGGTCGTGATGTTGTAGTGGAATTCTTATCAGCAGAAGAGACAGGTGCAAGTTTCCCTAAAACTAACATTAGGGTTAAACCAAATCAAACACCAGTCTCAGATGATCCAGAGGTCTTGGAATCAGTAAAGAAACAACAAGACATTCGTGAAATCTATCAAGAACAAAGTTATGATGATTTAACTGAGGTATTGAATGAATGGTTGAATCCTGATGAGTCAGAATCATCAGAGGAGGAATCAGAAGAAAAAACTGTTTCCACAAGTCAACTTTCAGAAACTTCAAAAGTATCAAACACAGCTGATGCTTTTGATGATTTATTTAATAGTTAAATAACCTATGGTGGGTGGTACTAATCTGCCACCCACTCTTAACTTGGAGAAGATGAATGTCTGTAAATGATGTTTTAGCCAATGTACTGGCCGATTCACTAAATAAAAAGTTCAAAGATATGAAAGTAGCATACTTTCTTGATGGTACGGATACAACACCTACCGATATCAAGGATTTCATATCCACTGGTAGTTCTATGTTGGATTTGGCAATATCAAATAAACCAAATGGTGGTATTGCTGTAGGTAGAATTACGGAAATCAATGGATTAGAATCAAGTGGTAAATCACTACTTGGTGCTCACATTCTCGCAGAAACTCAGAAGAAGGGTGGAGTTGCAGTTTATATTGATACTGAAACTTCTGTTTCTCAAGAGTTCATGGATGTAATTGGAATTGATATGGGTAAGATGTTATATCTACATTTAGAAACCGTAGAAGATATCTTTGAAGCGATTGAAGAAATCGTAACTAAAGTAAGAGAATCAGATAAAGATAGATTAGTGACTATCTTAGTTGATTCATTAGCAGCCGCAACTACGAAAGTAGAGTTGGAAGCGGATTTTGATAAAGATGGTTGGGCTACTGCAAAAGCCATCATTATTTCAAAGGCTATGAGAAAGATTACTCAGATGATTGGTAGAGAGAGAGTTGCTCTTGTGTTTACGAATCAACTGAGACAAAAACTTGGTGTAATGTTTGGAGATCCTTGGACTACAAGTGGTGGAAAGGCATTACCATTTCATGCATCTACTCGTATTCGTTTAAAGAATATGGGACAGATTAAAGATACAGGTAAAAATGTATTGGGTATGAAATGTAGGGCTCAAATAGTAAAGAACAGATTGGGCCCACCATTAAGACACGCAGACTATGATATGTATTTCGATAGAGGAATTGATAATTATGGTGCTTGGTTAACCGTACTTAAAGAACATAAGTTAGTTAAGGTTGGTGGAGCATGGTATACTCTTACAGATGAACAAGGTAAAGAACATAAGTTCCAATCAAAAGATTGGGAAGATTTGATTACCAATAATGACGAATTGAGGGAGTATGTTTATAAAATCATTTGTGACAAGGTTATATTACAATACAAAGAGAAACTTGGTATTGATGATGTAGAATTCACAGATGAGGTTATTGGTGACTAACAAACGTTACATATCAATACTCGATGAGATTAAAAAATCTGGCGGTAAAGTAGATAGTGGTGAACCAAACGACTCGGTTTTACTAATAGATGGACTGAACACTTTTATTAGAGTGTTTTCAGCAATACCTACTACCAATGAAGATGGGGTTCACATTGGTGGAATAGTAGGTTTTTTAAGGTCAATTGGTTACACTATTAATATGACAAGGCCCACCCGCACTATCATCGTTTTTGATGGTAAAGGTGGGTCTAACCGCCGTAGAAAAATCTTTCCACAATACAAAATGGGAAGAAAAATGTCTCATCGTTTGAACAGAACACATGATTTTTTAACTCGTGAAGAGGAAAAGAAAATGATGGTGTTTCAGTTAAATAGGATTGTGCAATATTTAGAGTGCTTACCACTTACCATAATCAATATGGATAACATAGAGGCAGATGATGTGATTGGATATTGTGCAAAACATATATTCAAAGATTCAAAATCTACTATAATGTCAACCGATAAAGATTTTATACAGCTGGTTGATGAAAATATCAGAGTATATTCACCAACAAAAAAGAAAATGTATGATGAAGAAAAAGTGGTAGAGGAGTATGGTATTTCTTCTCATAATTTTTTATTGTATAGAATGTTAGATGGTGATGTAAGTGACAGTATACCTGGAGTAAAGGGTGTTGGATTGAAATCATTGATAAAACATTTTCCTTTTTTAGAAACTTCTCATAAATATACTTTAGATGATGTACTAAAAAGTGCATCAACTCAAAAAGGTACATATAAACTTTGTGAAGATATATCTAACTCACAAGACCAAATGTTATTAAATAAAAAACTTATGGATTTGGATGATGTAAATATTTCAGGTCATTCTAAATTAAAAATACAGAATATAACATCTAATCCAATTCAGAGAATAGTAAAACATAAATTTCAAAAAATGTTTTTAGAAGATAAAATGTATACAGCCTTACCTAATTTGAATAGTTGGTTACATTCTACATTTAATAGAATGAATCAAATGGCGGAGAAAACACATGGGACGTAAGAAAAAATATTTTACAAAAGATGAAAAGAAAAAGGCCCAACGCCGTTGGCAAATGGAACATTATATGCGTAATCGAGAAAAGATTTTAGCTTTAGCTAAACAAAAATATCGTGAGAAAAAAACTCAAGAGTTCTATGATAAAAAAGTACAAGAGATGTATAGAGACATAGAATGAACGTAGATTATAGTGTTTTAGAGAAATTTGTAGATATTGATGAGTTAGAATTAAATTATCACAGAGTTACAAGTGATATAAACTCTATTGATATTGAGGATGGTATTGAGTGGATATTTAAATACTATAGGAAAAACGGATTCCCACATTATACTGTACGTGATGAAGAGAGACATTCACATATAAATTCATTAAAAAGATTAGATACAAACAGTATCTTTATCGATAATCAAATTCAACAAACAATGCATGCTCTTAGATTAGCATGGAGTTATTTTCCTCATTGGGTAGATGTTCAATGTGGGAGTTCTAAAATGCCACCAATTGGATATTTTAAAGATGATGATTTACTTAAAACTATAATTAGAAAAACGTGGAAATGGCAAGAGAAACACGGTAACAATAAATTTACAGAAAATAGATTTAGGCAATCATTAAAATTATATCAAGGTTCTCAGGCAGTAAGTAACTTCAGACCAAGTGCCGCTAAAGTTATTTATGAGAAGTTTGGTGGTGATGGAGTAATTTGGGATATGAGTTGTGGTTGGGGTGGAAGATTGATTGGATTTTTAGCATCAAAAAACACTAAACATTATATAGGAACCGAACCTTCAACTAAAACATATGAAGGTTTACTAAAAATAAAAAAAGATTTTCTTTATCTTGGAAAACAGATTGATATTTATAAACAAGGTAGTGAGGAATTTCGACCTGAAGTAGATTCGTTAGATTTATGCTTCACCTCACCACCTTATTTTGATACAGAGAAATATTCAGATGAACCTACTCAAAGTTATAAGAAGTTCCCAACTTCAGATGAGTGGATAGATGGATTTCTAAAGAAAACTATAAAAAATTGTTATTACGGATTAAAAAAGAATGGTTATATGTTAATCAACATTGCAAATACACCTAAATATAAATTTATAGAAAAAGAAACTGTAAGGATATCAAACGATATTGGGTTCACACAAGAACCTACCGTAGATTTGATATTATCAAGTGTTGCTGGTAAAGGAATAAAAACAGAACCAATATTTGTATTTAAAAAGGGAAATAAATGAGTGAAACTTTAGTACAATACGGAACATCCTTTCAGAGTAAGATTATTGTAAGTTTATTAACTGATGTAAAGTTCATGAAACAAATTATTGATATTCTTGAAGTAAGTTATTTTGATTCTGACTCTAATAAGTTTATTATAAAAACAATACAAGATTATTTTACGAAATATAAAACTGTACCTACAATGGAAGCATTGAAAGTTTTTATTGATGAGATAGAGAATGATGTATTGAAATCTGGTGTAGTAGATTTTTTACGACAGGCTTGGTCACATAGAGAATCACCAGATTTAGAGTTTGTAAAAGAAAAGTGTTTAGAGTTTTGTAAGAATCAAGTTATAAAGAATGCCATTATGGAATCGGTTGAGTTATTGGATAATCACCAATATGATGAGATAAAAGGTGTGATGGATAGGGCAATGACTGCAGGTGTTGAGAGAGATATCGGACACGAATACATTACTGGTTTTGAAGAGAGAATGACACAACAAACAAGAGTAACTTTACCAACAAAGTGGGATAGTATAAATGAATTGATGGATGGTGGATTAGCAGGTGGTGAACTTGGAGTTGTAGTTGCACCAGCAGGTATTGGTAAATCTTGGACACTACAGGCGTTAGGTGCACATGCAGTTGCACAAGGTAAAACCGTAATTCATTATACATTAGAGTTAAATGCTCAGTATGTAGGATTGAGATATGATACAATAGTAAGTGGACAACCAACGGGTAATCTTCAGTATTACAAAGAAGATGTATTGAAGGCTATAAATAAATTAAAAGGTGAGTTGGTTATAAAATATTACCCAACAAGAACTGCAAGTGTAAACACATTAACTGCTCACTTACAACAATGTGAACTACAAGGAATCAAACCTGATTTAATTATTGTGGATTATGCTGATATCATGAAATCAACACAACACTTTACTGAGAAACGACATCAATTAGGACATATCTATGAAGAACTTCGTGGTATGGCTGGTGAGTTTGATATTCCATGTTGGACTGCTTCACAAGCAAATCGTTCATCTTTAGAAGAGGATGTGATTGATGCAAGTAAAGTATCAGAGGATTATTCTAAAGTTATGACTGCTGACTTTGTTATGAGTATGAGTAGAAAAGTAGAAGATAAAATAGCAAATACAGGTAGGTTCCATGTAATTAAAAATAGATTTGGGCCTGATGGTATTACATTCCCTGCAACTATTAATACTAATACAGGTTACATTATGATTTATGAAAGTAGTACTCAAGGTGGAAAGGAGGCACAAGGAAAAATGAATAATGCTGATGAGTATATTAGAAAAACATTGGCACAAAAGAAGAAGGATTTCGACTCAGATGGGTTTGAATAAAACTTCAAAGAAATTTTAATATAAAAATCGAAAAAATTATATATATTAGTTGCTATTGTGGAGTATATATTATAGTTATACTTGGAGTTTAAAAATAAAATGTTTCACGAAAGATTATAAGGAGTATCATGGAAAAATTTAAGTTATCCGAAGGGTTTATAAATAAATACAAAAGAAAGAAACCACCATTTGGTTTTAATGGATTAGGTGAATTGGTCTATATGAGAACATATTCAAGAATTAAAGAAGATGGTAAAAATGAAAGATGGTGGGAAACCGTTCAGAGGGTTGTAGAAGGCACTTACTCTATGCAAAAGAATCATATTGAATCACATCAATTAGGTTGGAATGCATGGCAAGCTCAAAAGTCCGCTCAAGAAATGTATGATAGAATTTTTACAATGAAGTTCTTACCACCAGGTCGTGGTTTGTGGGCTATGGGAACGCCAATTACTGAAGAAAAAGGTTTGTATGCAGCACTAAACAATTGTGCGTTCGTATCAACAAAAACAATTAAAGAAGATTATTCCAAACCATTTTGTTTCCTAATGGATGCAAGTATGTTAGGTGTTGGAGTAGGATTTGATACAAAAGGTGCAGGAGAGATTGTAGTCAAAGGTGTAAACAAAGATAGAAATGAAGAAGTATTTGAGATACCAGATACTCGCGAGGGTTGGGTAGAATCTTTGAAACTACTATTAGAAAGTTATTTTCATGGGACAGCTTCAGTAAGTTTTGACTATAGTAAAGTCAGACCAGCTGGTGTTCCAATAAAAGGCTTTGGTGGTATGAGTTCAGGACCTGAACCATTGGAAGAAGTACACGAAGATATTAGAAAAGTATTAGAGAAAAATAGTGGGGAACCAATCACAATCACAACAATCGTAGACATAATGAATCTGATTGGTAAGTGTGTTGTAGCTGGTAATGTAAGAAGAACAGCTGAGATTGTATTCGGAGATCCACACTCAGAAGAATACTTAGACTTAAAAAACTATAAAGTAAATCCACATCGTGACCAATATGGTTGGACAAGTAATAACTCTATCTTTGCAGAACTCGGTATGGATTATACAGAAGTATCCAAGAGAATTGTAGATAATGGTGAACCAGGTTTAGCGTGGTTAGAAAACATGAGACACTACTCAAGAATGAAAAATGGTGGAGATGACAAAGACCATAGAGCTATGGGTGGAAATCCTTGTTTAGAACAAACATTAGAAAGTTACGAATTATGTTGTTTGGTAGAAACATTTCCTGATAATCATGATGACTTTGAAGATTATGCTAGAACATTAAAATATGCTTATTTATATGCAAAAACAGTAACATTGGGTAGAACTCATTGGAGTGATACCAATAGAGTGATGTTAAGAAATAGAAGAATTGGATGTAGTGTTAGTGGAGTAGCACAGTTTATAACTAATCGTGGGTTACATAAACTTAGAAAATGGTTAGAAAATGGTTATGATGTTATTCAAGATTGGGATAAGATGTATTCCGATTGGTTTGCAGTACCACGTTCCATCAAAACTACTTCAGTAAAACCAAGTGGTACAGTTTCACTATTAGCGGGTGCTACTCCTGGTTTACATTATCCTGAATCAAGATTCTATATTAGAAGAATCAGGTTATCAAAACATTCAGAGTTAATAGAACCTTTGAAAAAGACAGGTTATAAAATAGAACCTGCATTTGGTTCAGAGGACTCTACATTGGTTGTCGAGGTACCAGTAGATGTAGGTGAGGGAATACGAACAGCGGGGGAACTTTCTATATGGGAACAATTTAGTTTAGCAGCTTTTATGCAAAGACATTGGGCAGACAATCAAGTAAGTTGTACGGTAACTTTTGATCCTGAAGAAGAGGGTAATCAAATACCGAACGTACTGAATTATTATCAGTATTACTTAAAGGGTATATCCTTATTACCAAGACACGATTGGGGTGCATATCCACAAATGCCATATGAATCAATTGATGAAAAAGAATATGGTAAACAAGTGAAAAAACTTGGAAACTTATCTTTCGGTGTAATCAAAAATGAAGAGGCCGAAATAGATAAATTTTGTAACAACGATAGTTGTGAAGTTCCAAGTTTAACTGGTGATAATGATGACCAAGAATATGGTAATTAAGATTTCACATACCCAGATAGGCAGGTGACGCACCTATGGAAAAATGCGTCAATTCAACAATAACAAGGAGATTCGATATGAGAAATCGTAATCTAATTGCTATGATGATGACTATACTTACACCGATGATGTTATTTGCACAATCGGTAACGGGGAAAGTTACATCAGATGCAGGAAATCCCTTAGCTAATGCTAACATTGTAGTAGTGGGTACTGATATTGGTACTACATCTACCGACTCAGGTGAATTTTCACTTGACTTGGCAGTAGGAAACTACACAATCACAGCAACAGTTATTGGATTCAAACCTCTATCCACAGAAGTAGAAGTAGTTGAAGGTACGGTTCAACCCGTAAACTTCGCACTTGAACTAAATGTGATAGAGTTATCAGACGTTGAAGTTTTAGCTTCACGAGCTGATGAAAAAACACCTGTTGCTTACTCGATGGTAACAAAAGAAGATATGGAAGTACGTCTTGGTAGTCAAGATATTCCGATGATTCTTAACACGACACCATCGGTTTATGCAACTCAACAAGGTGGTGGTGCGGGTGATGCTCGTATCAATGTTCGTGGATTCAACCAACGTAACGTAGCTGTAATGATTAACGGTGTTCCCCAAAACGACATGGAAAACGGATGGGTATACTGGTCTAATTGGGACGGTGTTGGAGATGCTGCAGCATCAATTCAGATGCAAAGGGGCTTATCGGCAGTCAACTTAGCTACGCCATCAATCGGTGGAACCATGAACATCATAACTGATCCTACCGCTTTCGAGAGGGGTGGTAAGTATAAACAAGAGTTTGGTGCAGGTGGTTTTCTTAAAACTACGTTAACTGGACATACAGGTCTTATTGGTGATAAATTCGCACTTAGTGGAACTATTGTTCGTAAAACTGGTGATGGTATTATCGACAAAACATGGACAGACGCTTGGGCATACTACTTAGGAGCAACTTACGCAATCAACGATGGTCACAGAATTGAGGCTTACATCGTTGGAGCACCACAACGTCACGGTCAAAATCTGTACAAACAGAATATCGCTACCTACTCACAAGAGTTAGCAGGTGATGTTGATGGATATGATGTCAGTGCATTTGAAGAAGGTGCTAAGTTCGAAACAGAAGGTGGTCGTACATTCAACCAAAATTGGGCTCCTGTTAGTTCAGACTATAAAGGTCAACAATATTGGTATATGTATGGAGTTGGTGGATTGTTTGATAAAGGACTACGTAACAGATATAGTTCTGATTTCTTAAATGAAAGAGAGAACTATTTCCATAAACCATTAATGAACATCAACCATTTCTTGACTATCAACGAAAAGACAAGACTAAGTTCAGTATTGTATTGGAGTGGTGGTTCTGGTGGTGGTACTGGTACATATGGTTCTTCATTCAGAGCTCCAGCCGTTGAAGGACAGAAGTGGTATAGAAGTTCACCCTGGCAATGGGATTGGAACGCAGCTATTGCAACCAATTCAGACAGAGTTGATACTGATTTTCACGCAACTGAAAATCGTTCAAAAGGTATTCTTCGTAACTCAATCAATAGACAAAATACTTATGGTTTGATTTCTAAATTAAACTATGATGTATCAGACGAACTTGAAGTTCAAGTGGGTCTTGATTGGAGAACTGCAGGAATCGAACACGCTAGAGAAGTTCGTGACCTACTTGGTGGTGACTACTACGTAGATTATGCTGATGACAACGCACCTGATGGTAAAGTTGTTCGTTTAGGTGATGAAGTAGCTTATTTCAACTCAACAACGGTTGATTGGATTGGTGGATTTTTACAAGGTAACTACACAGCTGATAAACTAAATGTTTATGGTATGGGTGGATTATCAAGTATTAAGTATTCCTACCAAGACCACTTTACAGTAGCTAACGAAGTAGTTAAAGCAGACGCTATCTCAACTTTCCAAGTTAAGGGTGGTGCTACGTATGATGTAGATGACAATGTATCTGTTTTTGGTAACGCTGGATACGTTCAGAAACCACCAATTATGGATAACGTAATCTATTATGATGGTACTGTATCTTCAGATCCTGATAATGAGAAATTCATATCAACTGAAGCTGGTGTAAACTTCAAAACTGAGAACGTAGCTGTAAAAGTAAACGTATATAATACTGATTGGCAAGATAGAAACTTGACAAAGGCAGTTCAGTCTGGTCAAGGTTCATCGGGTGATACTGATGTTATCTTCCTTAGTGGTATTAATCAGAAACATCAAGGCCTTGAAATTGAAGGTTCTATGAAACTTAATGAATTGGTTCGTTTAGACGCAGCAGTATCATTTGGTACATGGAAGTTTGATGGTGACGCAAAAGGTAACTACCAAGAAGACCAATACAACGCTGAAGGTCAAGTCATTGGAGTTACTCAGACACCATATAACTACGCACTTGATGGATTAATGGTAGGTGACCAACCGCAGACATCTTATGTCTTAGGAGCAACACTTACACCAATCAAAGGTCTTAGACTACAAGGTATCTTTAAAATGTACGATAAGAACTACGCTGATTGGAGTCCTGATTCAAGAGAATACGATGGTACAGACGCGGGAGCTGACAGAAGTCAAGTTTGGGAAGCACCGTCTTACAATCGTTTAGACCTACATGGTTCATACAAACTACCAAAAGTTGGTGGTCTTGATATGAGTCTAACTGGTCACATTTTCAACGCTCTTGACGCACTTTACGTACAAGACGCAGTTGATAACAGTCCTTATAATGGTTTCGGTGATAAACTTCACCTACCACATAACGCAGAGGTATTCTTAGGAACACCACGTTATGCTAACATAGGGTTGACAGTCAACTTCTAAGTAATTTTAGGGGGGATTAATTTCCCCCCTTTTACGGAGTATTAAATGAACGAAAAATTATATAAATATGGAGTGATATATCTTGGTACAGCCATTATGATGTTATCACCTTATTTTATAAATTCACATATAGGAAAGATAGGGATGTTAATTGGTTTAGCTCTACTTACTATTCAAACTCAAAAAACCAAACAATATAATTTATCCTTACTTAACATAGTAGGATTTTGTGGTTATTTATTCAGTTTATATCAATCACTATGAGTAAATTAATAAATTTATTTGGAGGGCCTGGTATCGGAAAGTCCTCCATAGCCGCGGGAGTTTTTTACGAACTCAAAAGAAAACATATAAGTTGTAATAATCCATACGAGTTTCCAAAAAGACTAGCTTGGGATAATAATCTACCAGCTATAAAAGACCAAC